TAAGACAAAACTATCAGGTGGTGGTGCTCGCCCCAATCTATTTGAAGTCACACTTCCAAGTTTCCCACCTGGAGTAAATCTTGGAGTTCAAGGTGACGGCGGCGGACAATTTGATGCAGAAAAGTTTTCCTTTTTATGTAAGGCAGCTGCCTTACCTGCTTCGAACATTTCACCAATCGAAGTTCCTTTCCGTGGTAGAACCATGAAGGTTGCTGGTGATAGAACATTTGATACTTGGACTATCACCGTTATTAATGATGAAGACTTCCAGTATAGAAGAGCATTTGAAGCATGGATGCAAAACATAGGTCAGTATTCAGATCACAGTGGTCTCACTACTCCTAATGACTACATGACTGATGCTACTGTTGTTCAACTTGGAAGAGCAATTGTCGGAAAAGAAACTGGAACTGGAACTGGCGGAAATGCTAATGTTCTAGCACAGTATAAGTTTAAGGATATTTTCCCAACTAATGTTTCTGCTATTGATCTATCCTACGATACAACAGATACCATTGAAGAATTCACTGTAGAATTCCAAATCAACTTCTGGTATCCTGAAGCTCCAGGTAGCAATACTGCACAAGGATAAATAATACAAGTATATACCTTTAAATTAAATTATGGCGAAGTTATTTGGTTTTTCTATTGAAGATTCTGAGCCATTATCACCTAGTGTTGTTTCCCCCGTTCCTCAAACAAATGAGGACGGGGTTGATCATTATTTAAGTAGTGGATTTTTTGGTTCTTATGTAGACATTGAAGGTGTTTATAGAACAGAATTTGATCTAATCAAAAGATATCGCGAAATGGCTCTACACCCAGAGTGTGATAGTGCTATTGAAGATATTGTAAACGAAGCAATCGTTAGTGATACTAATGATAGCCCCATTCAGATTGATCTAGATAATCTAAATGCTAGTGATGGAATCAAGAAAAAAATAAGGCAAGAATTTAAATATATTCTAGAACTTCTTGACTTTGATAAGAAGTCACATGAAATTTATAGAAATTGGTATGTTGACGGTAGACTTTATTATCACAAAGTAATCGATCTTAAGAATCCTGAAGCAGGTATACAGGAGTTAAGGTACATTGACGCAATGAAAATGCGTTATGTGCGTCAACAAAAAGTAGATGAAAAAGATAATAAAATGTATAGGTTGGCGAACGTCAATGTTGACGATCCTATGCAATATGAATTCCCTGGTATTGAAGAATATTTTATATATAATCCAAAAATGACTTATCCGACCACCAACCCCTCTTCCATGGGAGGAACTGGTGGGATTAAGTTTACTAAGGATTCTATTACATATTGCTCTTCGGGTCTTGTAGATAGAAATAAGGGATCAACTCTTTCTTACTTACATAAAGCAATTAAGTCACTCAATCAATTACGAATGATTGAAGACTCTCTTGTTATTTACAGATTGTCTCGTGCCCCAGAAAGAAGAATCTTCTACATTGATGTAGGTAATCTTCCTAAAGTAAAAGCAGAACAATATCTTCGTGATGTTATGATGCGTTATCGCAATAAACTTGTCTATGATGCATCAACCGGCGAAATTCGTGATGATAAAAAAATGATGGCGATGCTTGAAGATTTCTGGTTGCCTCGTCGCGAAGGTGGTAGAGGAACTGAAATCTCTACACTTCCTGGCGGACAAAACCTTGGAGAAATTACAGATATTGAATATTTTAAGAAGAAACTATATCGTTCTCTAAATGTTCCACCATCGAGAATGGATGGAGAAGGTGGATTTAACTTAGGACGTTCATCAGAAATTCTCCGCGATGAAGTTAAGTTCAGTAAGTTTGTTGCAAGACTGAGAAAGAGATTTTCATACATGTTCAGTGATATGCTGAAGACTCAGTTGATTCTCAAGAACATTATTACTCCAGAAGACTGGAATATTATGTCTGAGCATATTCAATATGATTTCCTTTATGATAACCATTTTGCTGAACTTAAGGATGCTGAACTTCTAAACGAAAGATTGAATATGGTTCAGGTTGCAGAACCATATGTTGGAAAATATTTCTCTCAGGACTACGTAAGAAGAAAGATTCTCAGACAAACTGATACTGAAATTTTAGAGCAAGATGTTCTGATCAAAAAAGAAATTGAAAGTGGAGTAATTCCAGATCCAAATCAACCAGTTGATCCTCAGACTGGATTAACTTTAGATCAGACTTCGCAAATGGACTTAGGTAAACCAGTAATGGAACCTGATCTTCGTTCTCAGGAAAGAGACGTTATGGCTGCAGGTAAACCAGCAGAAATGCCCAGGGGTGGTGAAATATAAATAGAAGCGATTACCAATTGGATTTATAACAATGGATGATTTACTGAATATGATTGCTTCAGACGAAGCACCTTCTCAAATTAGTGACAAGATCAAAGATCTTTTGTTTACTAAGTCGGCAGAGAGAGTTGATGGATTTCGCCCAGAAGTAGCAAATTCTATGTTTGTAAATACAGAAGAAGAGTGATAATCAATGGCAGATTTATCTGACTTTTTTAAACTTGTATCCGAAGATAAAAAGAAAAGGAAAGAAAAGTTTGATTCTATTGTCGGTGATTTAAACTTAAACTCTATTTTTGAAGAGGTAGCATCTCTAAAGAAAGAGAATAAAATCAAAAAAAAGGAAGAAGAAAAAACTTTAGAATCCTTCGAAAACTGGTTATATTCAGATAAAATAAAGAAAGATCCAATTGAACAGGTTCAAGAAATTGTAGAAAATGTTATTGAAGAAGTTCAAGAAATTGTAACTAATATAGTAAAAGATCAGGAAGAAGAAAAAACTTTAATAGAAAAATCTTTAGGAATTCTAGCAGAACCATCAAATACCAAAGTTCAAAAAGATCCCCTAACTCCACTGGATCAAAATTTTGCAACTTTAGAAGATCTCCAAAATCATTATAGACTCTTTATTACTCGCATTCAACAACAACTTTCCACATTAGGTGGAGGTGGAGAAACTCGTCTTGAGTTTTTAGATGATGTTGATAGAACTAGTGCTAAAACGGACAATTATTTCCTCCAATATGATGAAACTATCAATAAGTGGATAGGAACAGATAATGGATCAACATTAAGTGGAATTGTAACTTATATTGATGCTGGTCCAAATATCTTTGTTTCATCTCATGTTGGTATTGTAACCATTACTGGAATTGGACTTACTATTGGAGATGCTCCTCCCGTAGATCCAGTAATTTATCCACTTTGGTGGGATAGTACCGTTGGAAAACCATATCTTTATTATAGTGATGGTGATAGTACTCAATGGGTAGAATTTGCACCAGGATGTGGTGGTGCTGGAGGTGGTGGAGGAGGAGGTGATACTCAACAGGATCTGAATACGACTTTAGGATTTGGAAATACCTCCAATCTTGGAATGTCGGTTGGAGTTGTTACTGCAATTTCATATTATGGTAATGGTGCGAATTTAAGTGGAGTTGCTACTTATATTGTTGCAGGAACTGGTATTGATGTATCAGCAAACACTGGATACATTACTATTAGTGCGACTGGTATTGGTAGCACAGGTGTATCACAATTAAATGCAAACTGGAATGCAGTAACTGGAGTTACTTCAATTTTAAATAAACCAATTATTCCAGCAGCACAAGTCAATAGTGATTGGAATGCAATAACTGGCATCTCGTCAATTCTAAACAAACCAACGATTGTTAATCAAATTATTGCAGGAACTGGAATTACAATTTCCCCATCCAGTGGAGTTGGTACAGTTACTATCAGTTCAACTGGTTTAGGAACTGCCACACGATATTATGGATCTTATTCAGACACAACAACACAATCTTGTTCTGGAATTGGTGTTACGACAACAATGCTTCTCAATAGTGTTGATGGGCAAAGTGGATTTACTTTAGCGAGTAATAGTAGAATTACCTCTACTTATGGTGGAGTTTATAATACACAGTTTTCAGTACAGTTGGATAAACCATCCGGTGCAACTGGACATATTTGGATTTGGTTGAGGAAAAATGGGGTAAATTTGCCATATACAAACAGTGTTGTTGCCATTCAAGGAACAAACGCAGAAACCGTTGCCTCTTGGAATTTTGTTATTAGTATGAATCCAGGCGACTATATTGAATATATGTGGATGGTAGATGATACTCAAGTACAATTAACACATACAAATCCAATAACTGTAATTGTTGGTCCAGGTGAGAATGTTCCAGTTGATATCCCAGGAATTCCATCAGTCATTATAACCATTCAGCAGGTATAAAACTATGGCAATTAATTTTCCAAATTCACCCACAGTAAATCAAGTATATAAAGCCGCTGGACGTTATTATACTTGGAATGGTGTTAAATGGATATGTGGGGGAGGTCCAGTATCTTATGCAACTACTTATATCACCTCATCATCATATACAATTGCTTTAAGTGATTATTATGTTGGCGTAAATACATCTTCTTCAGCAACAATTACATTACCACCTTCAGTTGATAGTGGATCTACCTACATAGTAAAAGATGAACGCGGAGAAGCATCTAAAGGTGCAAACAGACATATTTACATTGTTCCATCAGGTTCAGATTTAATTGATGGAGAAGATCGAGCAATATTAGCATATGATTTTGGTTCACTTACTTTCACTTATAGAGACGGTTGGAGGGTAGTTTAATGTCTCATTTATATAAACCATCGGAAGATACTTATACTAGCAAAGGTAGACTAAAAGTATCACCATATGAAACTTCATTTTTTAATACTTTCCAGTACGGTAAAGAAACTGATATATGGGATGAAAAAACAACAAATGGGGGATTAGCAACTTTTAGTTCATCTCTTTCCGGCATAATTATGTCGGTTAATAGTCAGGTTGGTTCTGAAGTTATTCGCCAGACTAAACACGTAATGCGTTATATTCCAGGTAGAACTTCTACAGTAACTTTTGCAATTCGTCTCGAAAATCCAGTCACAGGAGTTCGTAGAAGATTTGGATTATTTGATGAAAATGATGGTGCATATTTTGAAGATGGTGGAGATGGAACTTATTAT